CACTAATATATCAAGAGTATTAGTGCTTATTACTGACGCGCTGCGCTTGTCTTGATTAAAACAGCCATGCAAACAAGTTTGCACAGCCGTTTTACTCTGTTAATCAAGATGTTCCACATCTTGTGATTGGATATCTTCAATATCCTTTTTTGACAACTTTTGTTCAGTTGTTATTCTTGTGCTCTTTAATCGCTTTTCGATTTCTTCAAGTTCCTGACGAGCAGCTATCTCAAGTTCTTGACGTTCAGCTAAATCGAGTCTGCGAGGATCTATACCATCGCCATCTTCTCCTTCATAAATTGGTTCTCTACTACCTCCAAGTGGTAGACCACTTGCGTATCTTCTTACAAGTTCTCTAATAGACATTGTTTGGTCTGGTATTGTTTGGCTTGGGCCAAAATCTTTTTCATGGTCTTTTTCAAAAGTACCATAATTCATAAAATTTTTAATTTTCATTGTTTTGTTTTCTTTCATATTCTGAATCTTTGTACATTTTTTTAAATGCTTTAATTGTTTGTTCAACATGCATTCTTTCTTTTTCATATTCTGAACCATAAAATTGAATTAATTTTTCATCAATTTCTTCTCCAATTTTAACCATGTGTTCATTAATTTTATCTTTTTCTTGTTCTGTGTATATTTTATCTTTAAAATAACGTGGCATGGCTATCTTTTTACCATCTTCTATTGGTACAAACATTCGATTTAATAAATCGTTTTTGTGCCATTTTATCATCTGTTCAGACATATAATTTTTTCCTAATCCTTTGCTCATAACAGCAAATTCCTTTTTTCTGTCATCATTTTGATGCATAGGTATTTTTGATTCTTTACACATATATTTTAACGTATAACCGATACTGGCAGCACTAACATTGCCAATATGACAAGAGCCAATAGGCTTATTATTAATAGTCCAAGCATCCAAAATGTGTTCTTTATTAGCATTAAAAAGAATGATATGATAATGTGGTCGCTTTTTTTGACTTCCATATTCCCCAACTGCATAATATTTGAGTTTTTCATGTGTTTTTTTTCTTAATCGTTTAAAAAATTTTTGTAAATCTTGTAAAACAAGATTCATAAATCCATTTTTTGTTATTGGTACATATTCTGTATCATATGTTAATGTTATAAAGAGAGCGGAATTACTCCGCTCTCCTTCTTTTGTTAATCTAAACGACCAACCACTAGTCCGTCGTTTTTTACATGGGGGGCATTTACCACATGGTAAAGGCATGTATTCTCCTCTTATAAGTTCTTTTTTATAAAAAGGTGTGATACATCTTGAACTCATTGCTAAAACATTGGTGTACCAAATTTTGGCATAGGTCTAATTGCCTTAATTTTATTTAATACATGACAATATAATGATTGTACTCCATCTTCAACTGCAAATACGCGTTTAGTTGGTTCACATTCAACAAAAGATGCACTAAGTGATGGTTGTGTATCAAAAATTCTACCTAAATGCCAAAAATCTAAATCATTTCTAAAATCTCCAGCTACTCTACTAGGCATGAACTTATATTCACTATAACGAGGTACATAACCAAATGTATCTTCTCCTGTTGCGGTATATGCATAAATTTCATTGTTTACTACTGGTTGTTCTCCAATATGTGCAAATGATGGCCAGTAATAATCTAATGTGTCATTTTTAAGAAATGTTTTAGGAATACCCTGTTGATATGCAGTTTTTGGCATTACAGACATGATTCCAATAATATATCCATGTTCTTCACAATAATATGAACCTGAACGACCTGAGCTAACTGACATTCCATGTCCAGCCATATTACCTTGAGGTAAACCTTCTGTCTGACCTGTAGTATTAACTATTTCACTAATAATTACAGGAGATTTTACTCCTGTAATATACTCTGGTCTTTGTAATCTTTTATCACTTGATTTAACACCAAAATGTGTTAAAATACTCTCAATATAACGTGTACCACCTCTAGCATTCTTTTCTAACCATTCCTGTAATCTAAATGCACGTCTTAAATCATTAATTGTTGTTGGTTGTAATTCTAAACCATCTGTTTCTGCAAATAATTGATTTGGTGAATAAGGAGGAGTACTTGTAGCATTAGGTACTGTAATATTTGTAGTTCCAGTTAATGTTGTTGTTGTTCCACTAGTTTTTACTAAAGCATCTCCTGAAATTTCTCCTAAAGGAATATCTACTGCTGCACCTTTTTGTGCAAAAGGTAATGCTGCTGTAAAATAGTCATGTTCCCAAGCTCTTTTTCTTAAATCTGTTAATTCTTTAAATCTTGCATTTGAAGTATAATTACTACCATCTACTAATTTATAATTAACGGGAGCAATTAAATTTTGGTCTCTATAATATTCGTTGTAAATACATTGATATGCAGCAAAAGGTAATGCATTAATATTTACAATAGTACTATTATTAGTTGGTGTAGGAACACCTAGATAATCAGCATTTAAAGAAGATGTAGGAAATGTAGATTGAAATTGTGGTTCAAATAAATTTGAAGGTATATATGGCATTACTGCTCCACTATTTGCATCTGTAATAAACTTTTCCCAATTATCCCATAATATACGATTTGGTACAAAGAAATAATGCATACTTACGTCCATTCTATGCATAACGGGAGCAATTAAAGGACTAAATCTTATAAGTGATTCACATCCTAGTTCAAACTTGTCTCCAGGTACACATTCTAATGTTAATATAGGGGTAAGATTACCCATATCTGCTGATAATTTCACGTCATGCGTGAGATCGAAGACATTCTTTTTAGGTCTTTCGAGTTTAATGGAATTGAATAGATTTTTTCCCATTTTGTTTGATTTTGTTTGATTTTAAAACAATTTTAAATTGGGGGTGACTAACCCCCTTTTGTTATAGTCGAATTCCGCCGCGTGATACATAGTATGTTCGGCTTACTTTACGTCGTTTGCCATAACCGCCCTTTCGAGATGAGCGTCGATAGTTCCTTCTTCGCATTTTTTTGTTTTTAATTTGTGATTGAAATATTTAAATAGTGCCTGTTCTACATACTTTTTAAGTAACTCTTTTTCGGACATGTCTGCCGTATTATATAATTTTATTAACCTTAATATCTGATCTTGTGTATATAATCTCATTATTTAGGAGGATTAAATTTTGGTAATATTTTACCCATATTATATGGTAATAATAAACTAGCTATATTTATTACTGGATTTAACCAAGACATATCTACATTAGTATCTTGAGTTTCGTTTCTAAATATTTTTCTTATTTGAGCTTCAATATATTGTTGATTAAAGTCTTCTGTTACATACTTCTTTCTATTTAAATCTGTAACTACTTCTATTGATTTTACCATTGCACGTTGAACTGCTAATTGTTGATTTGCATTTAGTTCAATAAATGCATTTGTGCGCATTATTTTATCAATTTCATATCCTAACTTATCTTTTTGTTTCTCTAAAATAGGCAATTGTGCAATTTTATTATTTGTATCGGCTACTTTATTAGCTATTTCTTCCTTTGTTGCTAAATTTCTTAATTGTACTCCTTCTACTAATCCAGGTAATACACCTCTTAATCTTTCTGTATCTAAATCTTTAAATTTAGTATTGCTTGCTACATATAATGCATCTGCATTTGTCTTATTAATTTGAGCTTGTATTGCGGTATTTGTTAATTCTGCATTTTTTAACTGCTGGTCTTGTAACTTAATTTGAGCACTTTTTGCTAATACACCCTGAAAATCGGGTGCCTGAGGTGCTACATAATCTGTACTTCGTACTGGTTGTGCAGTGTTTTGTTGGTTATATATAAGATTCGGATTTAATCCTGCCTCCTTATATCTTTGCATTTGTTGTTTTGGATTGTTATAGGCATTTTGTCTGTTCCAATCTGCTAATGCATTTTTTCTGTTTTGACTATTTGTAAATAGTTGTGAGCCTGTGTTGAATAGGGTTGTTCCTATACTTGCCCATGCGTCTGGTGATAATCCCATACTTTTTGTTTTTTTTGTTTTTTTTTGACACTATCGTCTATTTGATTTTGTTCATTTCGTTGTGCGTCGTACCTCCTTCGGCCTAATTCACTTTCCAAATATAACTCTTTGGTGTCAATAAGCACTAATATATCAAGAGTATTAGTGCTTATTACTGACGCGCTGCGCTTGTCTTGATTAAAACAGCCATGCAAACAAGTTTG